AAACCAGGCGGGCTGTTATGAATGTGTTGAATACTGGGGATAAATTTACGCGACCGCAGGCAAGATGGGTATCACGCGCTTTTTGGGGGTTTCAGGGACACCATGAACCTGCCCGAAGATGTCTTTGCGGTCCTGGCGGAAATCGCCTTCGATATAAACAGGAACATAGCCTGTCAAAAACTCAATGGCGGCAGCAAAGAAAACAATGTTGTCCGAGTAGGCGTTATTGCAAGTCGTCTCCCAAAGATCGCCTTCAAGAAACATGCAAGCACCAGCGCAGATCTGAAGCACGGGGCAGGTCTTGCATTCGCTTCGGTGCGACCAGTGGGTAGAGGTGTTGAGCTTCACGCTGGCAAGGTCTGCGACCGTACCAATCAAGTGGCTTTGCCCGTTTGGCGCGACGCCCTTGGAGCTGACGTTTTGGCAAGTCATTACCTGGCCTTTTAAGTCCACCGCAATGGCGTCGTTTCTGTCCATGCCGCACTTTTGACCTAGCGCGCTGGAGGGCCGCTGCATTTTCAAGCTCTCTAAAAAGCCAGCGATCTTGCTGTGGCCTAAATCAAAATTTTTAGCCAGTCCACTGCGCAGTTCAGAAAACGCTTGCGTGCGGTATCCCATGTGTTCGTCGGGTTTCAGGGACGCCCCCACACCGCCTTGGTCATACGCATCAACAAAGCTGCCCTCACCGATATTGACGTTTTCGTCTCCCGTGAGGTCAACAAAGAATTTATTGATTGCTGCTCGGCTGGAATTCTCACGGTTAAGCATGGCGTTAAAGCTAATTCTCCCCAGCGGTGCCAGCCGTTGGTACAGATCAAGAATGGCTGCTCGCACTGCAGGCTCATCCAGCGGGTCAGGGCCGCGCACATGTTGACCTGGCCCATCGTGGCTGATACCAACACCAAACTCCAACGCCACCAACCAGTCGTTGATCTCAGGCGTAAGCAGTGAGCCGTTGGTGATAACCGAGAGCACTGCCTGCGGATATTTCACGCGGATCGCTTCGGCCAGAGGCTTTAAAGTCTTCCAATAAACGAAAGGCTCACCGCCCCAGAACTCCACTTTTTCAGGAGGCGTTGTCACCCATTCATTTAACCCCGACAAAAACGGCTCAATGTCGTTTTTATTGGTTTCGCCTGCGCGGGGCACAAAGCGCTGAGAGCAGTATTCGCACTCGTAGTTGCAAGACAGCCCCAGAGAAATCTTTAGCAGGCGCGGCGTGACCTTGCCCGCCGGGGTGTCAACGCTTGTGGTGACTACCGCTTGGTACTTTGAACTGGTTTGAATTCCTTCCACCAGATCCCGCCCCTGCTCATCCGTAAGCCTTGATGTGTGGGGGTCGTAATTCAAAACAATACGGTCGTCGGTACCGGGTTTGATGGCTGTAATTTTGAACACTATTTGGCCTTAATAGGAGTGAAAATCTTATTCATGTCATGCCCTATGACTTTGTATTCCAAGCCAGCAATGACTCGCGCAAAAGGGCTTGGGTCGGTTTCATGCAGCACGTAACTTGGGAAAATCACGGCCATGCCGGGGCGCACAGCAATCCGATGCAAAGGTGCCCGATACGGAAACCCACGAACCGCTGGGTCAATCAAGATCAAGTCAGCAGCAGGCTCATCTGGCGACTCGCCAGTCCGCAAGTAGATAGACACCACCACATCAGCGTCAAAGTGCGTGTGAGGAACAATCCGCCCACCCGCCAAGTAAGAGCGGGCAAAGCCGCGCACCGCCAGTTCTCTCTGGTCGGCTGCAGGATCTTGTAAACCAGATCCAAGGAACTGCCGCACAGCTGCGGTGATTGGATCTAGCAAATAAGCGCGGTCCGCAAGCGTTAGATCGGCCAACATGTCAGGACGCGAAATCGTGCGACGTCCCGTGCGCTTGGCAAAGTCTGCGTCATGCATAGCGCGATTAACGTGATAGTCATGTGAAGCAACTGCAATGCGTTCAAGAGCTTCTGGGTCATGTGGCAAATCAATCATTGCCACCGGGGTAGAAAAAATCTGGGTGACTTGCATGTTTAAACCACAGACACCAAAACTTCATCGCAACCGGATATATTGCGAAACCCCACCTTGACCTTGAAAGACTCACCGCTTTGCATGCCAGCAGATGAGACACGAAACGAGGCCAAGCCGCCGACCGACTTGACGCGCCGCAGGGGAAGCACACCGCCTGTTTCTTCTAGGAAAATCGTCTGCTCGCCGTGCGGGTAGAGCGCACCTTCCGAGTCAACTACCTGCACATCTACCACCTTACTTGTGTCTGCAGCCATAGACACACTCGGGGTCAGAACTTTTAGAGTCGGCAGACAGTGCGACATAACGCCAACAGGCGGTGCTTCGTCTAGCTGGGTCCAGCTTTCCAAGTTAGACGAAAAGTGACATTCAGCGCTGTTGCGGACTAAAAATGAGCACTCATCAAACGCAGCGCCAGTGTGAGGAACCGCCACTAACACGGGCCACATATCGGCTGACATTGCGCGAGCAAAGCGTAAATCACGCTTGGATTGGTAGCTCTGCTCATAAACATTGAACGGCGCCAAAGGAACGCCTTTTTCGCTAAGCGCCAGTACATAAATCCCTGGACCGTCGCGTTCTGCTGAACCCAAAAAGCTATTTGTGCGTTTGAGGGTAGACACGCCAAGAAATTGAATTTTGATACCGGCCAGATCAGGAGAAAGCCATTCACCAGACCACAGCTCATTGGCAAAGCTGTATGTAGAAGCCGGAAGACTGTCGCTACTGGTAATCAAAGCGTCCAGCAAAGCAGGAGCCTTGACATCAAAGTCAGCGGCTTCGACTTCTGCCGTCTTGAAGAACACGGCTCTCACTCGCTCTGCGCTGATGTCAATACGAATATGAATGGGGGTAAAAAACCCACGGCCCTGAGTAGCGTTTGGCACTTTGGCATCAAGCCCGCTCCAACGCAGTAGTTGTTGCTTCATGATGCTCACTCCTTATTTGTTTTTGACTCAACGGCAATGCCGTTGGCAAAGAAAGTTCGGTCGCCATCAAGCTCAACTGACATCAAAACTTCAGCTGCCTCACCAATCAAACGCTCGATTGATTCGACGCAGATGCGGCCGTTTTCAGTGATGAGGGTGTCGCCTACTTCGACGTTGCGCAGTAAGTTGGCGTCAATGCCAATATCGGGCGTCTCCAATCGCTTTTGAGCCAACCACAGAGCGTAGTAGTCGCGGTCTACTGCCAGCCAGCCGTCTGGACTTCTAAGCAGGTGCTCACGGGTCATGCGCAAAGTTTGATTAATCAAAACTGTTACTTCTCCAGGCTCAACTGGACAAACAATAGGCTCCAGTACTGTGGCGACGCCACCAAAAGCCGTGCGAACCTGATCCCCAGCAACCATTTCGTCAACGCGCTTTCGTGCGCCGTTAGCCATGGTTAGCATCGTGTCCAATGGAAAGCAACAAGTGCCGCAGTTACAGTTACAGTCGCAATTGACCGAGTAAGAAATCTGGTAATAGGTACGAAGTTGATGCCTCCCATCGCCTGAGTCAAAAACTTCAGTTCCCAATGTCTGCACATGGTTGCAGTTGACGTTGCCGCAATTAGTGCGAATCCCGGTATCACGGGCTGCACCTTGCGCCCCAAGCACAGTTGTTCGCAAAGCAAACTTGTCATGCAGCCAGCCGTAGTTAGCCGTCCATACTTGACCAGCGTTGTTGGCGTACATATCCCAGTTGCCATCGCTTTTCAGAAAACCCATCATGTTGCCGTTGACGTGCAGCGAGCGAGTCACGTTGTCCGTGTCCTGCATCGTGATGGTCGGGGCTGTGTTCTGAATCGTGAGATTCCCAGTCATCGTGTCGCCGGTCTTGGCCACGCGGCTGGACAGATCAATGTTCACCGTGGAGTTGCCACTCGCATCCGGCCCCGCACCATTGACCGATCGCACAAAGGCTGTCGAGTCATACCCGTCTAACTTGTCAGCGTCCACCGCCTTGGCCGTGATGCCCAAATATGTCGTGTTGTGGTTGTGCGCGCTTGATGCAAAGGCAGTCGCTTGCTGGCCATCAAGCAGATCGGCATCCAAGCCAGTTCCTGCGCCATCAACCGTCAGCAGCTTGGCCAAGACATCGGCAGCCGTGTAGGTGGCGGCGTTGAGCTTGGCTGCGAACTGTGTGTCTATGCCACTTACCAGGTCCATGATCAGACGCCAGCTGTCTGGGTTGGTGCTGATCAATTGGTACAGCTTTAATTGGTCGCTTCGGTAGCACAGCATTCCCACCTGTTGATTGATGGTTGGGAACGTTGTGCCGCTGTTGCATGAAATTGCTGTCTTGTCGTTGTTCAGTATCTCGATGAGCGAATCCGAGAGCGTTCTGGACGACGGAATGTCGGTGAAGTTTTGCATCTAGTACCCCTGTGCAATCCAAGTGAAGGAGCCGCTCACGCGTGCGGCGAAAGTGTTTTCAAGAACGGCCGTAAAGCCGGTGGTCGTGACGGAACCTATGAGGCGTGGAATGGCCACTGCAGTGCCGCCCTTGTGCGTCACAGTGACTTCGGGCGGGACACGAAAGCTGCGAGTAAAACCAATCACAGCGCCGAGAGCAGCATCGGTGATCTGGGCCGTGCCTCGGTCAAAGATGTCGGGGACATCCACAGTCACGCGCAAGGCGTCGATGAAGCCGCGATCAGAATTGCGTGATTTGAGGATGGCCCTAAAAAGCGCTCGGCGGTAGGTGTAGTCACCTTGGATGAAGTCACGAAAATCCGTGTACCCCGGCGGGTGCCCAGCGCTCACGATGTTGGCGAAGTCCTGCTCTGTGATCTCGGCCGTGGAAATGATCATGTCGCTGATCACGCCATTGGCATGCCGCCGGTACTGCTCAGCCAAGAGCAAGGCTTCACTGGCGTTGATACGCAGCGCACGCTTAAGAGCGTCCGTTACGCCAAGTCCCTCGTTGATCAATCGCCGGTAGGCCACCGTGCGTCCAATGGCCTCACCCATAGCCACGGCTTCAGCTACCCGCTTGATCGACTGTCGCGCCGCTTTATCGCTCGCTCCAAATGCTTCGGCAACCGGTTTTTGAACCTGCTTGGCACCCTGATCGCTGAGTGCTAAGTTTTCGCTGATCCGAAGCACGAATGCGATCAGGTCGGCATAGGTTTCAGCAAAGCTCAGTCCCTCGGTGATGCGCTTGGTGACCACTCGATCAAGGTCATCGCCAACGCCAAAAGCTTCTGAGTTGGCTTTGCCAATCACTCGCCCTGAAAACTCTGCAATCGGCAGCCCCTCAGCAAGGCGCTTGATACCGCTTTGACGGAGCACATCTGCCAGCGATAGGCCCTCGGTAGCAAGCTTGGTGACCGTGCGCGAAAGATAATCGGCTGACTGAAAGGCTTCTTGCGCGGCCTTGCGACTGGCCTTGGAGACGCCTTCGGTCATGGCCAAGCTCTCGACAAATCGCAGGACGTAGGCGATCAGGTCTGAGTAGGTTTCGGAAAATCCAAAAGTCTCCGACTCGCACAACATGAACTGCCGTTTGAGGTTCTCTGCGACCAAGAGCGACTCATTTGATCGCTTTGTCCACTGTCGCCCCGTTGCCTCTGTGAACGCAAGCGTCACAGCAACGGCAATGCTGTAAACCGCAGGGTACGCCGTTGTCCACGACTTACCGGCACTCGCACTGGCCCAAGTAAAACTTGCGTTTGCCCAGGTGTAGCTCGCGCCCTGCAGCTCGGTGACCGTCACCGTATCAGGTGTCACCGCCTCTAGCATATCGATCAGCTCATGGTGAAGGTAAAGACTGCGGTCAAGCTGTCATCCGCACCTTTGTTGACCACGGGGAAGACCACGCGATCGAACATGATCCCAGCGGTGGCGGCGTTGAATACGCCAGCCTCGGTGATTGCACCCGTGGCGTCACCGACCACAAAGTCGGCACTGAATGTCAACGTTTTGGTGCCCGCCGTGTGCGCGTAAGTGGCTGCGTTTCGGTCCAGCTCAGTTACCAGCGCCGACTGCGTAGACGCGGCAGCCGTGGTGCCAGTGCCCAAGGCAATAAAGCCCATCACGGACGGCCTAGATGCGGATTTTCCGATCGCGTCGGCAATGAAATCAAAGCCAACGTTGACGATGATGTTGTCCTGATGGACAGTTTCAACCTCGCCAGTCGCTCGGCGCACGATGAGGGTCATCGCGCCGTGAAGTTGCATGTTTTCTTGGATCATGAAAGTCCTCGTTAAAAAATGGTGAAGAACAAATAGTCAAAAAAATGGCGCAGCCTCTTGCGAGAGCAGCGCCACGGGCGGGGGGATCAGTGATTTAGATCAGTGAACGGATTTAATACAGCCGCAAGCTTGTGAAACCGCCGAGCGGCGCAAACGGAGCGCTTGCAGAGCGCACCTCGCCTCCCATGCGTCCAGCAAACAAGCGCCGCTCCGTCGTGGTCTGACACACGCCAAGGCAAATACGGTCTGTGTCCGCAACGGCAAGCGGAACCATCACGCGACGAGAAAGCTGGTCTTCTAAAAAAAAGGCTCCGGTGCTTGCGTCATAGCCCACGCTCAGCGAGGTGCCTGCACCACTTTCACCACTTTCACCACTTTCACCACTCTCACCAGCTTCGCCACCCTCACCACTTGCGCTCCAGATCACGCAAGTGGTGATCTCGGTGGGTATGAACCAAAACGACGTGTGAAAGAGCGCAGGTACGTTCACGCTCCATGCCACCCGCGTGGTGTCCTTGACCATGAGGCCATCGCCATAGCGGCCCGCCGCGTATGCCGCGCCCGCCGCTTGACTGGATACGGGATTGCCCAAACCAGCGGTCGATCCGTTGAGCCGCCAGCCGTAGATCTCTCCGGCCTGAAGCGCATCCTCCCGGGCAATTTGGAGCCTAGCGTCTACGTTGGCAATGGCACCGTCATTGGCCCACTGGCGCTGAGCGGCCTCACTACTCCACGGAAAGTTCGAAGCCAGCCACGTCGTGCGGTCATCACTGGACGCGCCCAAGCTGCTCTGCAGCGTGTTCTGGGCCCGAATGGGGGACACCAAATCGACCTCAAAGAGGTACTCTGCCGTCTGCGCGCCCGTGGTCATGCGCAGTACGTTGCGACCATTGACAGACGCCACAGATGCAAAGTGCTTGGTGCCCGGAAATCCCAAGGCCTGCTGATCGCGCTCCAAGATCAGGTTAGCGTTTTGCGGCTGGGCCACCACGGTGGAGACAAAGCTGGGGACGTCGCTGTAAATGCCCGGCGAGGCAGTGGCCTTGATCCAGAACGTGCGCTCCCCGTCAAAACCTGCGGGCAGTGTGTAGCTCGTCGACTTGACCTCGGCCACGAAGAGCGAAGCATCCCAAGCCGCCCCCTCGCGCAACTCATAGCCCACCACTTCAGGCTCGGGACTGGGTTGCCAGCGGAACTCCAGCCGATTCGCCGACTGCACCACATCGAACTGGCGCACGGTCGAGGGTGCCAGCAAGGTCAGCACAAAAGTGGTCACGTGGGCGCTGTAGTTTCCGGAGGTATCGATCCCTCGTATGTGATACGGGTACTGCCCTGCCGCGCTCTGGTCGTGGACCATCTGGGTCGCGGCGGTCTTGGCCACCAACTGGGCGTTGTCCCAACCAGGCCCCACCCGCACCTCGTAGCCTGACAGATCGGCGTCCAGAAGCTCATCCCACTGAAGGAGCAGGTCCGACATCCGGCGCTGAACCAAAAAGCCCGTGACGTCGGACGGCGGAAGCGTTTTCCCAAGCACCGTAGCGCTAAGGGTCGCCGGCACGCTTTCCTTGCGCGTGATGCCAATGGCCCGTAGGCTGAACTCGTACTCGCCTTCCTGCGCGTCACGGATTTCGGCGTAGTTGGCGCTGGTCAGCGGTAGGCTCACGAAGTTGCCGCCCCTGACCCGGTACGACAGTCGATATGCGATCGCAGCTTGCACCTCCGACCAGGACACTTGCACCAGAACCTGCGCCTGGTCCTTGACGCGGTAAAGGCTCTCTTGCACGGCAAGCCCGGTGGGTGTCGCCGGCACATCCGAAAGGACCGTGATCGATCGTGGCTGAAGCGCTATGCCCTCCTCAATCGCGGCGTACTTGCTCGGGTTATGAGCCAGGGCCGTGACTTCATACTCACCCGGATCACGCTCGGCGACAGCGACCACCCGAAAAAGTTGGGCCTCAATGATCGAGGAAGCCAACACCCAGATCGCATCCGTCTGCGGAACCAGGCTGAACGGGATCGTCACCGTCAAGGTTCGGCCTGAAATCGGTCCGAGCATTCGCTCTTCAACGGTGCCGTTGGGCAAGATCACTGAGAGCCGCCAAGGCAGGTCCGCCGGCAGGTCTTGGTCCAGCGTGACGGTGCGGGCAGTAGCCGCAGCAATCCGGCCCCCCAGTCGCATGCCGCCACGCACCGGGTCCGCCACCTTGATGACATCCCCCGGGCGCACCACGGCCCCTTCCAAACCCGTGCGAAAAGTGACAATTTCTGACTCGGACTGCTCGGAGTACAAAAGCCACTTGCCCACGCGGTGAGCCTGGCCTCGGGAGGTGCATCCCAAAGCGATCACCTCGGCCTGCACGATGCCGTATCGAGCGATACCGGCTGCGTCCTCGACGTACTCGACCTTTTGCCGATAGAAGTCCTGCGGATCGTTCCAGGTGACCAGCGCCACGGTGTGCCGGGCCTTGGCGGACGAGCCTTGGTAGGCGAACTCACCGTCGATCACGTTGCCAGGGGCGAATTGGTAGACCGGATCCACCGGCGCGTCCTGCGTGACCGTGATCGCCCCACCCGACCAATACACCATGCCCCGGAAAATCGAGGCCATGTCCTGAACGACCTTGTAGGCCTGCTCACGCGTTTGCAGGTACAGGTTGCAGGTAAAGCGCGGCTCGAGCCTACCGAGTCCGTCGGGAACGAGTTGATCGCAATACTGAGCCACCCGATACAGCGCCCACTTATCAACCTGCGCCTCAGGGATATAGCTCCCCAGCCCGTAGCGAGTGCTCGTGACCAGGTCATAGAAACACCAGGCCGGGTTATCCGTCCAGGCGATCTTGAAGGTGCCGTCCCAGACTCCGACATAGGCCCGCGTGGCCGCGTCGTAGTTCGCCGGCACCCGCACGCGCAGCAGCTTCATGTCATAGCTGCGGCGAGGGATGGAGGAGAACTGCGAGGCATCGACCCGCAGCGCCACCAGGGCGCTGTTGGGATACCTCAGCTTGCTCTCGATGACCTCGGTGTAGGACTCCAGATAGGTCTTGTTCTGGATGGCCGATGAGGTCGAATCGGCCGTGATGCGACGCACACGGATCTCCCAGGGGCCACTGCCCGTCAGGCGGACGTAATAGCCGCGCTGGTACTTGGTCGTGGTCTTGCCGGAGATCGTGTCGTTGACCACCTCCACGAAGCCGCCACCGTTGACCTGAAGGTCGATCGCGAAATTGACCGAACTGCCGTTGAGGTCACCGTTGGTGGTGTCCTGGTTGGTCAGCTGGGGCACGCTCACCTTCACCCGTACCGCATCAATGTCTGGGTCGGTCACTGAGCGGACCACCGGGTGACTCGCCTTGACCTGCACGCCCACGGCGATTTCGCTCTCGACCGAGGCAAACCCGGGCACATAGCTTTGCTGCTGGGTGCCCGGCCGCGACTCCAGCGTTACGCCCGTGAAGTTGTATGAGCCGTCCTCGTTCTCAATGGGCGTGTCATCCAGATACACCGACTTGAGCCCGTCCGCCAAGCCCTCGATCTCGCCTTCCGAGATCAGGTCCATCACGCGGGCAAAGGCCTTCGACCGCAGGCTGTCGGGTGCCTCTTGGGCGACACGGGCACTGCCGCCTCCGCCCTTGCCACCTCCGGCGCCAATGATCAGAGCGGTCGTCAGGTCGCTTCTGAGGTCGTTCAAAGGGTCACCTCGTCCACGTCGATCCCCGCGCTGATCACGGCAGAACCCACGATCAAGCGGCCATAGCCCACTGGCACTGGATGCCCTTGGGCGGTGGTGTTCACCGCCCCGTTGAAGCTGTAGCTGGGCTTGTTTTCGGGCCGCTCGGATGGATCGGGCGCCTTGGGCGTGGGCGCGATCATCTGGGCAACGCCACCCAGCACCATCGAAGTACCGATCGAATACAGAGTGGTCTGCGAAAGAAACGATCCGGCAGCGGCCCAGCCCATCGGATTCCACCAAGCGACGGCGATCAATGCCACGCCCAACAGGATTTGACCCAGGCCATTGCTGCCGGCCCCGGAGACAACAGGCGCAATGGTGATGCGCTGCTGACCGGTGGGCTCGTGCAATTGGTCGAGCGAGAGCGCGTCTCGCCCAGCCAGCACGCGATAGCCGACACCGCGCTCGCCAGATGCGACCAGTTCGCGCTCAAAGGCGGGAAAGTTGGCGCACAGCGCGCGTACCGCCTCCGCAGCCGAGCCAATGGCCAAGCGGTGCCGGCGACCGAATCGCTTGGCGAGCTCACCGAGAAGAATGACCGTGACCATATTTAAGAACGTGGGTTGTGACTTTTTGCCAGTAGCCGCCGTAGACATCCCGGCTCGACAGCCTGCCCTGCAAGTGATGCAGGATCAGACCGTCGCCGAGGTACACGGCTGCATGATTGGGAACGGGCGACGCCACCTGCATTAGGAAGCAGTCGCCCGGCTGCAGACTGCGCAGGTCGGCGAAGTTAACGGCCTCAAAGCCGACCTGCGCAAAGTTATCCAGGTAGAGGTTCTCGCCCCGCTTCCACCAGTCATCGAAGCGGGCAAAGTTGGGAAGAAGCACGCCGCGCTCACTGCGGAACCAGTCCCGCACCAGGGAATAGCAGTCCAGGACGCCATGCGACCATTCCCGACCGACCAAGGGCGCTACAAAGCCGGTCGGCTCAATACGGACCCAGTCCTCGCTGGGGAACCCCACGATGTGCCACGGCAGACCGCTGGCCTCACAGGCCACCCGGTCGGCCTGGCTGGGCTCGGGCGACATCCCTGGATGGCTGTGCACCACCCCCACAATCTCGCCCTGTATGTCGGCCGCTGCGTAGTCCTCTGGGTGGATCACGAACTGGTCGGTTCCCACGCCAATGTTTCGGCAGCGGGCGTAGACCTCGCGGCCCTTGCGGATCACGAGCAGCCCACAAGCCTCGCGCGGGTAATCCGCGCGGGCGTGCTCCAGCGCCAGCGCCTTGTTCTCGGCGAGCATCAGCGGATCAGGCCCGCAGCCGGAAAGCCCCCGAACGAGAGCTCGGCGTGTTGTCCAAACCGCGCCTGGCAAGACGACAGGCGCTTGCCGCAGACGTCCTGGCCGCTCCCGCCCACCGCCTGATCGTTCGCATCGAAGTACGCGGGGCCGGTGTAGCCACACTCGCTGCCGCGATATCTCCAGGGGCAGACGTTCTGGACGATCTGCCGACGCGGCAGGCAAACGCCCTCCAAATCGAACGAGGCCGCCAGTTCGAATTCGACGACATCCCGGGTTTCCCGTGACTTGCGGTCAACGTAGTAGATGTCGTCCGCGAACTCGGCGGACCGGTCAGCGCTCGGGTTCACTGCGCCTGGGAAGTTTACGGCGTCCAGGTACTTGGCCAAGGTGCGCTTGCGGGTGATCTTGGCGCCGATGAGGTCCTGATAGCTCAGCACCAGGGCCGTGATCGAGCCGGTGACGTTGGCCACACGCAGGCGTGGCCGCGGCACCTGACCTCCACCGTTCAGCTCAAAGCCCTCCACCTGGATCGGAAAGGCCTCATAGGCATTGCCCTGCCAGACGACCCGCTGCATCAGCGCGTTGGTGCCTGCATGAAAGCGCACTGGACCCTGCCCGAACAGGGACAGGTCCAGCACGAATAACTCGATCACGGCGCTGGGCGCGAGCTTCTGGATCTCAGACGTGATCGCCGAAGAGGTGGACGGCTGCGTCATGACAGATCAAACACTTGCTTGAAGGTTGCACGCACCGTCTCAACGTTGGGCTCGTCCAAAGACCGGCTCCATTCCTCGCACGTGAACTTGCCAGAGGCTCCAGCCGGTGATACCCAGTCAAAGGCCTGGACCGCACCACGGGCACGCAAGAAGTTATCGATGGCGGCCGCATCCAGGCTCGTGCGGCCGCGAAACTCCAACGTCCAGACCTCGGGCTTTGTATTGAGTCCAAAAGCCAGCCGCTGCTCGTAGCCGTCGCCAAACGCCACGCGGCGCACGTTGGGGCGCAGGGTGACGCTGGCACCGACTGACGGAGTCCAAGTGAAGGTTGCCATTTACAAGGCCCTTCGCGTATCCAACAGGCCACCCGCACGCTTTTGCGCGAGCAACTCTTGGCGTACCGCGCTGGCGATTGCCTTGCCAAGGTCACGGCCACCTGCTTCATCGCCGCTGGCAGCGGCTCCCGCGTCAGACACGCTCACCGAGATGTTGAACACATCACCACCGCCGCCACCGGACATCGTGACCGGGATGCTGCGGCCATCCGGCAAGGGTACATAGGCCTCATTCATTCGGCCCTCGCCAAACAGCGCCAGTTGCGGTCCGGTAGCGATGCCTCCGTTGGCGTACTGGTTGAGGGCAAGCGGTCCCATGTTGCTCATGATTCCGCCGTTGGCTGCCGTCATCGTGATGGGCACCACCTGAGAGGCGGGGGCGCCGAACGTCGCGCCTCCGGTACCCCCAAATGCGGAGCCGATGAGCGAGCCGAGCCAGCCGGCCAATGGCCGCGTGATGCTTTGCTGAATCTGAATGCGGATCATGTCCGAAATGATGGAATTGGCCAGCGAGCGAAAGTCCAACTTACCGGTCATGACAAAACTCGTGAGCGCGTCGGTCATCCCGTTGAATGCGCGCAAGGTGGCTGACTCCATCTGCTTGCCCATCTGCTCGGCCTCCTCGGCCACCGATCGAAGTCCTTTTGCAAAACCGGCCTGCGGGTCAGACAGCTCTTTGGCGCGCTGGGTCAGCAAACTCGCCCCGTCTGCTGCCTGACGCGCCGCTTCCTCAATCTTTTTGAAGGCGTCGGCCAGCTTTTCATTGCCAGGGGCAGCATCTGTCAAATCACGGGACTGCTGGGCCAAGGCAGCCAGTTGCGTAGCGCTTTCTTGGCGAGCACTCGCTAAGCGCCGCAGCGACTCGATTTCGCTGATGGCACCCGTGTCGCGCAGCGTCTTTATCTGCTCTTCAACCGCACGCAGCTCACTCTGGCCTCGCGCAGCTTGCTCTTGAAGATCTTTGAGCGTCTCGCCTGGAAGGCGGATCTCACGCTCAAGGTTGGATTGCTGCGCATCGCGCTCGAGTTTTTGGCGCTTGAGGGTGATTTCCACCAACCGGTCCTGCAATTTGAGCTTGTCCTGAGCCGTCTTGGCTACCCTATCAAGGCCACGGCGCAAAATGGACTCCTCCTCGTTGGACAAAGCACGCAGTTTGTCAGTGAAGTCTTCTTGCGCTGCAAGACGGGCCTGGCTTGCTTCTTTGAAGCTGAGATACCCCTGGCTCTCATAAAGGTCGATGATGCGTTGGCGGTCCTTGAGGATTCCACTTTCCACATCCACCATGGCCTGTAAGCGCTTGACCTGGCTGTCAATCCCGGCCATGGCGTTGGCGGTTACAGCCGTCGTTGCGGTGCTGTAGTTCAGTGGCTTTCGCGGTTCGGGTGGCTGCGTTGCTCCATTTGCTCCATTCACTGCTTCACTTGCCTTACGAATCTCATCAAAACGCTTGCTAACGGCGTCGGCCAGCAACGGCATGTTCCAGAGTTCAACGTAGTTCTGGTTGGCCTGCTCAACGATGGTGTTTCGCTTTTCCAGTGCCGCCTTCAAGATTGCACGGTTTTCCTCAGAAAAGGGATTCAGGCCCTTGCCGCCAGCCAAAAACGTACCGGCCAGCTCCATGTCAGCCCATACAGCCGAAAAGCTGCTGACGACCGACTTGACCGTGTTGCCAATGACGCGCAGTGAGTCAATCACTACGGCGATCGCGTAGGCCGTGTTTTCAGCCCAAGCTGTGAGCGTGCCCTCAGTGCGCAGGCGTTGAATGCCTTCTACGGCGTTGTCCGTTCCGAGCAAAACACTTTTTAACTCTTTTGCCAGAACAGACATCGATGGGATGGCTGAGGTGACAAGCGTCTGCGCGACAAAGTTTGACTCTGCCCTCATCCGCGCCATGGCTTTGGACGCGCCGTCGGCCTCCTCGATCTGCTGAGCCGTCAAGCGAATATTGAGGTCTTGGTTTTCTGCAAGATCTTTAAGGAATGGCAGCATCGCGGCACCCGACTTGCCAAACAACTCCATCGCCACAGCGGTCTTGCCTGCACCGTCTTCGAACTCAGCCAGTTTGAGGGCGATATCGTTCATGACATCGGCCGGGTCTCGAAGATTCCCGCTGACGTCCTTTGCCCGAATGCCCAGGAACTGAAGTGCTTTTGAAGCCCCGGCCGTTTCGTCGTCTACGCCCGCCAATCCTTTGGACAGCTTTGCCAAGCTAGCGCCAATCGCCTCCATCGCAGTCCCGGAGATGGTGGCCACAGGGGCAAAGCCTGAGAGCGCGGTCGTACTCGCGCCGGTTTGCTCAGACAAGCCTTGAAGGGCTGCAGCGGCCTCAAGCGTCTTTGTGACAAAGGCCTGCATTGCAACGACTGATGTGGTGCCAATCGCTACCGCAAAGGCTGCCTTGGCGACGCTCGCGACCTGCTGCATCGAGCTCTTCATGTCATTGGCATGACGATCCAACAGCCTGGCCGTGCGGCCAAGGTCTGCACGGAACTCGGAGGTTTCGGCGGACAGCTTGACGACGAGCGAGCCCAGGTCAGCCATGTTTTTTCACTTTGTGCGCGAACATCGTCTTGAACTTGATGACATTCAAACGGGTATCCACCTGCGGCTCAGGACGATCGAGATAAGGCATGAAATCTTCTGGCGTGAATGCTTTGGCATTTTTTGATCGGTTCGCGTTTGCGAAGGTTGCAGCGACTACGCCGCTGCGAAGGTCCGCCCGCATGTCCCCAAAGGGCTCGAGTTGGTAAAAGGCCATCCACTCGGTGAGCTCGTCCGACCCAATGCGCCCCAGCAGTTCACGAACTGGAAGTCCGAGTGCCAGAGCGAGTCTGAAAACGAATCGCCGGGTGGGATGAGCCTTTAGGCTTTTTTTGCGGCGTCGACCTGCTCTGCGCCTATGCCGTTGAGGCGCTGCGCAACAGAAAAGACGCGGTCAAGTGCGCGTGCACTTTTGCGCCCCAGCAGCGCAATCTCGCTGTCTTCAAATAAACGCTCGCCGCTTGCATCGCAAACGGTCAAGGCGACGAGCCTGGCGCGCACGTTTTCCATGCGGCCCTCTTTGGCAATCAAACTGGTTTCAAAGGCATCACGATCGGTACCGCTCATGGTTCGCACGAACACATCGCCGCCCCATTCAGGAATGGTGATCGCTTCGCGGGGCAAGTCATCTGCGGCCAAGATGGCGTCTTTGGTGAGAATAGTCATGCGCTTAGCCTTCCGTGATGTCGCCGTCGATTTCAATCGTGACACTGGCTTCCACCACCGCATCCACGCCGCCTTGGACGCTGAACTGCGTGACATAGCCGTAAAAGGTCCAAGTGGTCCAAGTGGCAGCCGGAGCGGTGTCGGTAAAGGTAATCTTGTATTGCCGACGAGCGCGGTTTGAACGGTCCAAGCGCAAGCCCAGGTGCACCGTGTCGTCCGGGTCGAAGTGCAGGCTCAAAGACAGCTGGCCCTCATCGCGAAGACCGACTCGCTTTTCCTTAGCCGTCGAAGTCAGGTTGGTGACGTCAATGACCGATGCCTGGCCTCCGGGGCCTTGAAAGGAAACCACGTTCGGGATGGTTTCAAAAGCAGTGGCTCCAAAACGGGCAATGATGATGCCTTGGGCGGTGATGGCAGTACTTGGCATGAATGACCTCCAAAAAAACTACAAAAATGAAAAACTGAAGAGAAAAACTAAAGATAAAAAACCGCACCCCTTGCGACTAGCGGTAGTAAGTGAAGTCCACACAAACGCGATAAATCCGGGCTTGTTCGTCAAATTCGGTCAAGCCCATACGCACATCGGCCACCGTGTGTATGTCTGCCAGCACGGCAGCCAAGACCTGCTCTTGCAATTGCTCGCAGACCTCGAGCGATCGTGCATAGGCGTCGAGTTGGACGCGCGAGCGCCTCAAGGGACTGGGTCCATCCAACGAGATGACGCTTGACTGATCGACTGGCGTGTAGACCAGGGTCGGGTACTGCGCGTCTGGTGGCGCGACTACCGCGTAGACCTCGCCTGCTGCCAAATGTTTGATGGCATCGAAGAAATCTTGCATTGTTAGGACCTTTTGAGCGCAGTCGCTTCGATCTCGATTCGCTGGCGCAGGCGCTCCTTGATTGCATCGACCGCTTCACGGCGCCTGGACTCAAGCGCCGGTCGAAGAAAAGGTCTGGCTGCCATTTTTCGGGTGCCAAACTCCAAGAAGCGCCAATACCAAGCGTCTTGCGAGAGAGTTCCACGCTTGCCTTGTTTTTGGTACTTTTTGCCATGGCGCACCATCACGTAAAACGTTTGACGGCCACCACTGGAAAGCTCCCGAATGTGCTTCATGATCACCGAACGTTTGAGCGTCCCAGGGGGCGGCTGCTTGGGCCCCAGAGACTGCGCAGCCTTAGGTGCCCGAGCCCGGGCTTCATCACGAATGACTTTTGCACCCGCGTAGACTGAAGCTCTCAGACCTCGGTTGGCAATGCGAACGGGCAACTCCCTAAGCGCGCGATCGAGTTCAGCAAGGCCTTCGATGTGAACTGTTTGAGTCTTAGCCATCCCGCAGTCCCTCGGTCGCGAGCAATATGACCGCGACATTGGCCTCGTCATCATTGAGTGCGCCATGGATCGAAAAAACTCTTCCCCGATACAAAACCCGCATCTGAGCCACTTTTTTAGGGTCGTCAAAAGCAGGCTGGTACCTCACAGTGATCTGGTGGGTGACTTCAGCCGCAACACGATCAGCGATGCGCGCCTCACGGCCCGATATCGGCTGAATGTCTGCCCAGAGCGTTGCCAAATGCGCCCAAGCCTGCACAGGCGCACCAAGGGAGTCTTTGGTCACCGTAGGAATTTGAATCTGAATGCGGCGATTGAGCTGCCCTGCGCTGATCGCTGTCATATGACGCTCACCCGGTAACCATCCAGTAAACCATCCACGAATGGCAATGGGTCAATGCGCCCCCGGGAAAGCGTGGCCATTTCTTCTCGGTGGCTGTAAAGACTTCCCACGCGCAACTTGATCCAACTCTTGATCCCGGCAGGTACATCGCTTGCGGCTCCATAACCAGCATCAAATATCACGCTAACCGAGCCGATCTGCGGCAAGGTAGGTGGCCAGATCTGACCAAACACCGGGGTGATGCGCGCAGGCTCACAAGCCGCGTCCACCGTATAGCTCGAAGCGGGCATCGTTTGCAGCGCGCCACCCATGTCCAGGTAGTTGATGGCAATCACCGACTGCACTGGACATTTGGGCAGGAGGACAGCGTGCCCCGGCAAACTAAAGGACTGACCCGCAGGAACGCCCATCAGACTGGGGCCGGGAAAGCTGTCTAAAACCATCTTCCAGCGGGCAGTCACAAACTGCCTGCCGGTCAAGGTTTCAGCCGCTTGCCTGGCCGCCGTGATGAGGGACGCAATGAGCGTGTCATCCTCGTCAAAATCCACCCGCAGATGGAGTTTGACTTCCCACAGGGACACCGGCTCCTCTGAAGATGGGGCGGCGAGTTGCAATGGCATTTAGATCACCTGAACCACAGCAGCTTGATTGCCCACGTCTGCCGGTGCATAGCGGGGGTTGACCCCAAGCAGCTGGGCCGAGGTGACGCTGGCGGCTACGCCAACGGTCACTGTGGCGCGCACAAAACCAAAGCCGTTCACGGTGTCGAGCTCTTCTGGCTTGACGTTGACGAGCACCTGTTTGTTGTCACCCGTGGCTTTGACGATCTGGGTGATCGCTTTGCCGCCGATGTCTTTGGCACTGGTGCCCGCGCTGTCTACGGCCTGCTGCAGTTTGGCGTCCACCGTGGCCGAGGTGCCGAGCACGCCGGTTTGGATCACTGCGAGCAAGCCGTGGTGGTTGGCCCCCGAGATCCAGCCGGTGCTAATCATGCCCACCGCTTGGGAGGCCGGATCGATGGTGGCGAGAATGGCGAGCATCTCGCTGGCTTTTGAGTTGGGAAACATGATTTTTCTCCTAGGTGCTTCGGGCTGGTTTTTGGGTGCGGGCGCGAATCAACGCGCGCCAAGCTGGATGAAGGGCGAAAGCGTGGTGCTGCCCTTGGCCGGTGCTATTGGGGCGGCGATCTTGGATTGGCCGTCCATGCGGAAAGTGGTCCGAAACGCCGTCAGGTCTGCATCGAAGTACAGGTGCATGCTGGTCGCCGTCTGCATGCCGCCTGCCTTGGTGATGGTTTGGTAGTAGGACAAATCGACCAGCAACACATCGCCTTGGCTGGAGAAGGTGTTGGCGTGCTGGGAGACAAACACCGGGCGCCCCAGCAAGGTGCCGTAGGGCGAGACTTGAATCCCGCCGACATTGATGCCGGTGGGCAGGTAGATCGGGTAGTTGCCCAAGGTCAGGGTGAACAATGCTGGGAGCACGTCGTTGTTGACGATCCAGACCGCTTTGGCAAAGCTGCCCGGCGGCAAGCGGGCGATCATCTTGGCTAGGTTCTGCGCTTGCAGGGTTTGCGTTGCCTGGCCGCTTTCTTTGGCCACCGTCACCGTGGTGCTGGCACCCATGCAGCCGACCGGAACGCCGGTGCCGGAGCCGAACAATATGGACTCATTGGTTTTCCAGCGAATGGAGGTGGCGATCTTGTCGGGCAAGTAGCTCGACAGCGCGTTGGAGTCGTCCAGCAACTCATCGGTTGCGGGCACCAAGGCCATCAACTTTTTAAGGCGCAGCGTGGCCAAGCCGAGCACCGGTTTACTGGCCACAGCAGAGCTCGCCTCACCTTGCCAGTAAGCCCGGATGCCATTGGTGCCCCAAGGGGTGGTCTCGTCTTTGGGAAACGCCATGGTGTTGCCACTGATCTCGACGTTGTCGGTCATCGGTAGGAGCGAGTCCTCACCCAGCGAGAGTTGAAAGATCTCCTGCGCAAATTGGGGCGGCACTAAAAATCCGCCGTCTTGCGCCGAGCCTTCGCTACCAAAGCTGTTAGGCAGCGCAGCAGCGCGGCCTGTGCCGATCAACAAACGCTCGTCCAGCGCATTGCCGTGCTTTTGCGCTTGACAGACGTTTTGCAGAAAGTCACCCAGACTGTGAAAGCCGTGTTTCGGATCGAGCTCGCGGTTGTCGCTCACCAACATACCGCTGTAGCCCGCACCTAAGCTCGAGCCTGAACCTGAACCTGAGCCTGAGCCCAAGCCTGAACCGAAATGCGTGCCCATCTGCACCTCTTCAGAAATCAAGGCCGACTCGCGATCAATCGCAGCTGAAGTCGCTTCGATTCGGCTTTTAAGGGCGTTGAATTTGATGACATCCTCGTCCGACAGATCACGGTTTTCTTGTGCCGCGATATCGGTCAAGGCCCGCGCCTCTTTGACAAGATCAGACTTGCGAGCTTGAAGCTCGCGTAATTGCTTACTCATTTGGGTTTCTCCAGACGTAAAAAAACCACCTCTTGGGTGGCGGGATTAAACAGATTAAACAGATTAAACAGATTAGACAGATTGAGCAGATTGAAAGATTGCGCAAGCAAGTCGCGCATAAGTGTTGCGACCTAAGGGTCGCCGTTCGGACTGGAGGCGTTCAACGGAGCGGCTCCTGGGCAGTCCAAATTACAGAAAATCAAGTTCCGACCGGGCTTGGCTCAAACGTGAGGTTTTGGGCTTGGCAGCAGGGCTGGACTTGACATTTAACTTAGCGTTCACGACTGCATCCTTTTGCATCTTGCTCAAGACCTGATCAAAGCTGGCAATGCCGTCGACCATGTTTTGCGCCAAGGCAGCGTCTGCGCCCAACACCCGGCCTTGACCCATGCCTTCTCGGACCTGCGAGATCGAGAGATTTCGACCCTTTGCGATGGCTTTGGTGAACGCCTGGAAGTAATCATCCACGCGGGATTTCATAAAACCCTGCGCTTCTTCGCTGAGCGGGGCGTAGGGATTGCCCTCCACCTTGAACTTGCCCGCTGAAATCAGCGTTGGCGTCACGCCCTCGGCAGCGAACGCCTGAGAGTAGTCAAAGTGCGCTTGCCACACACCAATGGAGCCCACCTCGCCGCCAGCGGTGACATAGAACTCGCTGGCTTGGGAGCCAACCCAGTAAGCAGCAGAAGCTGCCAGACTGTTGGCGATGGCCACCACTGGCTTTTGTGCGCGGGCGCTCAAGATAGCGTCCCCCAGTTCAGCGACCCCGTACACGCTGCCGCCAGGGCTGTCTATGTCCAACAAGATCTGACTGACCGCATCATCGGCAACGGCTTGTCTGAGCATTTGGGTCACCAACTGCGTGCTGACCATGCCGGGGCCGGAGACGTCATCGACCATGTTGCCCCGTTGGGTGATGACACCGTAAACAGGGATGACGGCAATGCCACCGCCGGAGATGGCTGCCGAGGTCTGCCTGCGGGTGTCGCGCAGCACGCGGTCGGTTTGGACTTGAAACATCGCCGCGTCGCTTGCCGGAGACCCTTGCGACCAGCGCGAAACAACTGAGGCCAACGCACTCAAGCGCTCGGGCATCAAGGCCCAGGGGGTTGCCAGAAATTCGGCGACTAAAAGTTGGTTTTTCATAAGTTGGTTTTTCATACATTGAGTCCGAGTGAGACAAGTGATTGGGTAAGCTGCTTTTGATCCAGCGGCTCGGCTGGTTGACTTTTTGCCCACAGCTGAACCCGCTCTAGTGGGACTGCCAGTGCTTGTGAGATCAGCAAGATGTCTTTGTCTGCCAAGTGACCTGATCGGCCGATTCGGCGCGCAAGCCGCTCAGAGGTCGTTTGAACAAGGGCATCAAATCGATCGTTCAATCGAACGTTCAATCGACCGTTAAGCCGGGCCTCACTGGCATCCGTCGCGGGCTCGATCGCTTCTTGCTCTGGTAGCTTCGGTAGCTTCGGTAGCTCTGCCGCTTGTGTTTGCATATCGATTTCCAATTCCTCAGCAGCGCCCTCTTCCACCATGTTGAGCGGCCTCAAAGGCTGATCCAGCCCGTCAATCGGATTGAGGTTTTCTGAAACACGCGCCTCGTTGCGGGTAAGCCAGCCGTTCTGAATCCCACTTTGGTAGTAGCTTGAGCGGCTCGCTGCATCACCGCGCATCAGGTTGGCGAAATCAAATTCGATCTCGATATCGTCGCCCTCGAGCAGCAGCTCCGATTCGATACTGGCCTCCCAGCGTTCGGCCCAGGGCGTCATCGTGTGCATGACAAACTCCAGGCTTTGCTGCTCGATGTTTGAAAATGTGGCGCGTTCCAAGTCCGCGATCATGTGCGGCGGCACTCGAAAAAGCCGCGCAATGTCGGTGATCTGGAACTTCCTGAGCTCCAGAAACTGGGCGTCTTTGTTGGTCACGCCCACTTCGTGAAACTTCATGCCGTTTTCCAGCACGAGTACTTTGCCGCGATTGGGACCAGACTGCGCCTGCTGGTACGACTCCCTAAAAACCTTCTTGGCCTCGGTGTCCTTGAAGGAGCCAGGAAACTCGATCCAGCCACCCGTTGGCTTGGCGTCGTTTGCAAAAAAGCGCGCACCGTAGTCCTGGGCGGCCAGTGCCATCCCCAAACTTTCTCGGGCCAACTCAATCGGGCTCATGCCCATCAACCCGTCAGAAGACAAGCCGCGCAGGTGCCACACATCGCCCCTTGGCATGATCACCACGGTGCCTGAGCGGTCGGTGACGCGGTAGCGGTATTCACCAGAGGGCAGTAACTCGATCTTGACCCGGTCCGGATGGATTGGCATCAACTCGGTGATCTCGCCGCGCGCGTTGGTGATGATCTGGTTGTAGGCGTTACCTCGCAACACCATGTGGCCTTGCAGCATCTCGCGCCACTCAAACGGGTTTTGAAACCGGTTCGGGCGCTTGCCCATCAAGCGGTAGAGCCAGTGGTCCGTGATCCGGTCTTTGCCGCCATCGGGGCGGCGCTGGTAAATCACCAAGGGCAGCGAAGCCATGGTCTCCGACAAAATGCGCACGCACGCATAAACGGCAGCCAGGCGCAAAGCACCATCGGCCGAGACGCGCATGCCGCTGCCCGAGCGTGCAGAGGCTGACTCAAAGAAGAAATCACCCCAAGGACTGCGATCCCCGGAGGATGCGCTGGGACCGCTTGGTTTGCGCAGACGATCAAAGAGGTTTAAAAATCCCATCAGTTCAGAGCAGCTTTATTTAGAGGAGTATGAGTTCATAGTCAGCACCCAGCACCACCGAGTCACCCGGTTTGATGGCGCGCGACAGCGCCATGATCAGTGCGACGATGCCGTCGATCTTGTTTTCTGCTCGCTCCTTGCGCGGGTAAATGTTGTCCTTGGCGTCCAGGTGGGCCACCACGTTGCTGACCATCCAGCCCAGCACTGGGTCGCCGTCATGGGACAGCTTTTTTTGAAGCACCAAGGCTTCAAGCGTCTTCATCGGCTCTGAAAAATTCAGCACCGTAGAACGTACTTCAATCATGGGCAGACCCTCACTCATCATTCGAGTCGAGAGTTGCGTGGCCTGAAACGGATCAAAAGCCACGGCTTGCACGACAAACCGAGACGAAAGGTCGTTGAGGTCAGCCTCAATCCAGCTGAAATCGATCACGTTGCCCGGCGTCACTGTCAGGCGTCCTGTGTGCATCCAGCCGGGATACTGGCTGTTGCCGTTGGCGTTGACCGTGTCTTCCGGTAGGTAGTACTTGCCGAAGACCGCGAATGCGTCTGGTATGTCGGGATGGGCAAAGACCGTCACCAAGGCGGCAATGTCGGTCTTGCTTGCCAAGTCCAGGCCAATCCAGCAGGGCTGACCCACAAAGGCTTCGATGTCCAGGTCCTGATCGGCGCAACGATCCCAAGATCGCATGTCCATCCAAGCGGTGTCGGCGTTGACCCACTCGTTCAAGTGCTTGGTCTTAAAGTTGTTCATCGCACTGGGCAACTGCATTGCCTTGGCTTGAAGCGGTCCCAAAATTTCCGGGCGCACCGAGATGCCCCAGTTCGGGTTGGCCTTGATCAGCGAGTCTTCTCGGGTCCAGTCGTCCCCATCATCCAGGCCATAGACGATGCCAAACTGGCTGTCATCCTCGAACACGCCATCAAGCAGCCGGGTCACAAAGGTCCGGACTTCGTAGCAAATGCCGGAGCGGTTGCTGCCAGCGGTGGTGATCACCCAAAGGAGCGAGTTGTCTCGCTTGCCAGTGCCGGTCTCCACCACGTCATAGACGGTACGGGTCTTGTGGGCGTGCAATTCATCGATGCAGCCAAAGTGAATGTTCAGACCATCAAGGGTCGAGCCCTCGGCGGAGAGCGCTTCAAACTTGGAGCCGGTCTGCAGCACGTTCATGTTGTGCGCGCCGACATTGACAGAAAACCGGGTCCTGAAACCTTGGGACCTGCGCGCCATGGTCTGCGCATCACCAAAAACGATGCGCGCCTGGTCGCGGGTGGTGGCCAGGGAATAGACCTCCGCACCCCCTTCGCCGTCGGCGGCCAGCATGTACAGCGCAAGCGCAGAAGACAGGGTCGATTTTGCGTTGCCGCGGGGTACTTCGATGTACGAGCGCCGAAAGCGGCGATTGCCGTCGGGCTTGACCCAGCCGAAGACGGTGGTCAGGATAAACACCTGCCACGGCTCCAACTTGATCGTCTCGCCTGCCAGCGGTCCTTTGACGTGGGGCAGACGCTCAATGAATGCGCACAGGTTGTCTGCCGGGTAAAACGTCCGGCCGTCCTTGGCAGTGAGCTTGGGGTTAAAGCGGTACGGACTGTCTTTGCCTTTGAAGTGAATCAGATCTGCTAACTGGCGCTCGCACGCGCGCTGCACCCATTTGCAGGTCAGGATTTTCCCGGCAACAACGTCTTTGGCGTACTGGCGTGCGATCGCGACGTAGTCATGTTTTGCCATAGAGATCACCCGGCAATGTCCGCCCAAGGGTCGTTATCTTTTGGGGTGTCGCTGGGTGCAGAAATCCGTGAACGGGCCGCAGGGGTGAAACCCATCTCGGTCTCGTAGACCTTCATCTCCATGGCCAGCTCGCGGATCACGTCCATCAGCGGGGAGCGACGCAAGATGCCGCTTGGTGTCTTGATGATCATTCCCGACACACCGGCACGATTGATCTTGGCCAGCGCCTCGCGGTACAGACCCGAGCAGTTGGCCCAGCGTTCCAGCACGGCACCATCAAGCGCGGACAAAAGTCCAGGCGGTGAATTGGCCACAGCGTAGTTCCAGGCTTCCTTGGCCACGTCGCTCATGTACTCGGGCGGCGTGCACAAAGCCTTGGTGGGCCGGGGCTCGTGGGGGTTGGTCCGGCATTTCTGCACGGTGCCTTTGATCTGTTTGATTGCCAGCGGAAGCGGCTTACGACCGGCCATGGGGGTGGGCTCAATTCTTCAAAAAAATGTTTTCAATTTGCACGCGCAAAAATCTGTGCAAGCGCACGCATTTGGTGCATCGATCTGTAGAGATTTGACCCCCCTAGGGGGGGGGTCTAGCATGACCAATGATGCAATCTCACAGATTGCACGAAACCATGACTTGCATTACACTTGATTTGTGATCAAAAGTTTTCAACACAAAGGTCTGGAGCGGTTCTTTCGCCGAGGCGAGACCAAAGGCATCTTGGCCCAGTATGTGGGTCGAGTTCAACGGATACTGGACTTGCTAGACGACGCGGCGGACCCACAGCAGTTGAAGATTCCAGGCATGTTCTTGCATCCACTCAAGGGCGACCGGAAAGGCCAATGGGCCATGTCGGTTTCAGGGAACTGGCGCATCACATTCGCCTTTGATGGCGAGGACGTTATCGTTGTCAATCTGGAGGACTATCACTAATGGCTACTCATTCTTTGCGCGACCCCAAGCGTCGGCCAACGCACCCAGGCGCTCTTCTGCGTGAGGACGTTCTGCCTGCGCTCAAGATGACCCAGAAGGACTTTGCCGACTGGATCGGTGTGTCGCGGCTGAGCGTCTCAGAACTGATCAACGAGAAGCGCACGGTAACGCCGGACATGGCCATGCGTTTGGGCAAAGCCCTGGGCAATGGCCCACAAATTTGGCTGGGCATGCAGCAGACACTCGATCTGTGGGAACTGGCACAGCAAGACACTTACCAATCCATCAAGACGCTGGAACTCGTTTAAGAACCAGCCCGCTCGCTGGCCGTCTTGCGGTTGTGACACGAGATACAAAGAGGTTGCAGATTGGCCACATCAAGCCGTGCGCCGCCTGCCTTGAGGGGCTGTACGTGGTCAGCCACCACCGCCGGGGTCAAGCGACCCTTGGCCTCACAGGCCCTGCAGGTGGGGTGTGTTCGCAGGAAGGCTGCACGTACTGCACGCCACTGCGCCGATGAGTAAAAGCCCAACTCCACATCAAAGCCTCTGCGGGCACGGCCGTAGTCGCGGTGCACCGCTTTGCGATGGGTATCGCAATAGCCAGGCTTTACCAACACAGCGCCGCATCCGGGGTGTCTGCAAGGGGTTGGCGCTGACAGTGGCATGGAGTCGACAGTCTTAAAAATGTTCTCAACTATTTGCGGGACTTGTGGGTTCAGGACTTGGCTTTACTTGTGTTCAGAGCGTTCATAGGAACAGCAGCAACAACCCAAAGGAAACCCAATCATGAGCAACACCAAACGAGACCAACAACTCCAGCAAATCGCACTGGACCACTTGTTTATCGCAACCCTTGAGACCCGCAGCAGCGACAGCCTCGACTTTCACGACGTGAGCGTCTGGGCCATCAAAACCGCTTTGCAAGCCGCCTTTGAGGCAGGCCGCAACGCCGCTGCCACCGCTTCACAAACCCAACCCAAACAGTGATCAGGGGATCGACATGACCGCAACAGCAACCACAGCAACCACAGCCACGACAGCCACAGCGCAATTGAGCGCAACGCAGCAACAAATCCTCAACCACGCCGCTGTTAATACGGATGGCAAGCTGGTCTGGTTTCCCGAGACCCTCAAGGGCGGTGCCAGAAAGAAAGTTCTCGACAGCCTCTTCAACCGGGCGTTGATCACGACCGACAGCACCCATTGGTTTGTGGCCGCTGAGGGCTACGAAGCATTGGGAATACCTCGCCGAGCGCCCATCACACTGGCGGCTCTGGACGCAGTGATTGAGTCTGCTGAAGCAAGTCCTGCAGCCAAGCCACGCACGCGTGACAACAGCAAGCAAGCCCAGGTGATTGCGATGCTCAAGCGAGCCGAGGGCGCAACGATCACGCAAATCTGCGAGGCCACCGGATGGCAATCCCATACGGTGCGCGGCACCTTTGCCGGAGCCTTTAAAAAGAAACTGAGCCTGGAAATCACCTCCAGCAAATCACCCGGTGGCGAACGCACCTACTCAATCGCCTGATGCTCCTGCGGTCGCAGAGTGCTGGCGACGA